GCTGCACCAACACCCGCCGCAAAGTACTCGCCGCCTTTGTTTGTACCCCACTTACCTGCACCTTTGTTGTCTTCTTTGAGAACTGTGTCTGGAAATATCTCTTTATACGCCGGATCATCGATCAAATCCCTCACTTTCCTACCAAAACGCACCGCAAGTTCCGTGTTGTGCGTTGCTTGAATGATTTTTAACTTCGGATTGCGCCCCAAAAACCAAGCAGGCATCAAATAACTGGCAAATTCTGACTTAGAATGACGCGGTGGCATATTAATTATAAGCCTCTTGAGTGTACCTTGTGCAACTCTTTCAAGTTTTTCCGCTATGATCCTATGATGATGCCCTTCAATAAAATTATCGTACACATGATGCGCGAACGGCATGAAATGTTCCTGCGCTTCCTCGCGCAGCTCAAGTTTTTTCTTGGCCTCCGTTAGTGCCAAGATTTCTTTTAACGCTTCCTCTGGTAGTGCTTGTAGATTCATATGTCTTTCCGATAAAATCCACCCTGATACTCAAAGTCCATCCGCTCCATAAGCTTGCCAACCCTGTCAGATTTATAATTAGAACCCAACGTCGTGAACACAATGCTCCCACCGTGCATCTTGACCCATGTTTCAAACTGTTTCAAGAGCCGAGGCCCAACCATCGTATTCCGGCAACTAATGTCTACATACCAAACACAGTCGTATCCCGCAACTTCCTCCGTAAAAAACGGTTTCTCCAGATACCCAAACAATATCCCAACAACCTTGCCGTCCTTCAACGCTATATTCGCAAAGTAATTCGGATCTAACATACATCGCATCGCCTCCGATGCCGTCCGCTCTATACTAAATGGAATGTTTGAAAACGCCGTCTCCTCGTGCATCTTCTCCCCAAGCTCTACTATTCCCTTTAGATCTCGGGGCGCGGCCCTGCGATACTCGGTTTTAGACAAGAGGATATATCTGCCCCGAACCGCCCGTCTGCATCATCATGTTCTGTCGTTGAATGTTCAACAATTGATCCTGCGCTGTCGGTAAAGACATAATCCCTTGAGGTCTCATCTGTGGCTTCATATTCAACATTCCCGCAGTCGGAGGCATCCCAGTCACAGCACCCGTCGCCATGTTGTAATTGCTCAACGCACCAGGAACAGACAACACACCCTGATTGTTAATACGATCTCGATACTGCTGCGCAGCCTGCGGTCCCCGAGTCCGACGAATAGAATCCATCGTCGCACGATAATAATCATCCGTCCGATCCCGTAAACCCAAGCCCATCATCAAACTGTTCAAAAAACCTACGTCAGCATCACCGTCGTTAGCCTCGTTGTTGCCAGAACCACCCATGTTGGCACTAGAACCTTGACCCCCGGATCCTGAAAACAAATTCGAAAAAAACTGCACTATCGGATTGGATTGCTGCTCTTCTTCGTTCTCCATGTGACACCTCTTCTTGCTTCTTGGGGGTACAATACAATAAACTCAAATGAAAATACAGGGGCAATTTTTTTGGGGGTCTAGGGAACCTACTTGTGTTCTACTTACAAGTGCAATGGAATTACCCCCGAATGAATTTATCAAACCTTGTATATATGTCGTATATAACAGTATTGCCCCCCAAAAAGGGGGGATGGGGGCGTGGATCTCGGCAAAAAACCAAAAACGATTTGCCAAAGTTACCCCGATCGGCTCCCAAATGTTCAGATGCTTGACTAGTTGATAGGTAAAAAAGTTTAAATTAATTGTAATTAATTGCATTTTTTATCTTTACATTTGTGAAAAAATAGTTCACGGTTATTTTATCGGATCAATAGTGATTCGTTTTAACTAAAGAAAGAGAGAAAGAAATGTCTATGATGAAATTACTTGATGGGATTGTAGAAGGTTTTGAGCAAAGCTTAGACGATTGTGGTTTTGAAATTGACAAAGGTTTTAACCCTCGCGAAGAAATAGAAGGTTATGAAAGAGAAATTGAAATCCTTAAAAGTTTGATAGAACAAAAAAAGAAAGAGGCTATTAAACTAGGTTATGCCTGCATAGCAGTGGGAAAACCTTCGGAACTAGCGCCTACTGCTAAAATGTATATTGAGTTGCACGGGCAGGAAGCATTCGACGCGGTAAAGCGCAAAGGCAAAGCGCCAGAAAAGTTTGTTTGGATAAAGTAATCAATCGGGAGGCTTCGGCCTCCCTTCAACAAAAGAAAGAGAGAAAGATAATGAATAGATCAATATCAACAATAGCAAAAGAAATAAGCGCAACATGGCCTAAAGTAAATTACGCAGCTAAGCCATATCTCGAAGCAATGTATTCCCTCGATAAGATTAGTGATGATTATTACTATGATACTGGCAAAGAGATTGTATTACGTTTTTTATCCAATGCGGGAGGGTGGCGCGGAGATGATGCCAAGCGCATCAAAGCTGAACTAAAGGCCATGATCTAAGCATATCAGAGATGAGCCACGCAGCTGGCTCATCCGTGATGCGCTTGGCATCTTAATTAGAAGGGAAAGAACATGATAAGAGAACTAATGAAAGGGATTCTAATATTCCTAATACTATTCGTCGGAATCTTTTTACTATACGGAGCTGCGGTACTATGAACAGTCTATTATATTCCGCTGTTGTCTTAGACGATGACAATCGAGCCAGGTTAATTAAGTTCGTTGATGGGGTATTAAAGATCCCAGATGAATGGTTTTATAGAGATTGGAAACGTATCGCGCATCATATGACGATAGGATTTAAACAGCCCGTGCCGGATCATTTAAGAGATGACATCGGCAAGCCCGTGCAGCTAACTGTTACAAAACTGGGTATCTCAAGTGATGCGATTGCTGTTAGAGTAGACGGCTATCATAGCAACAATAAGATACCTCACATTACAATAGCAATACCTGAAGGTGGGAAACCATTTAACTCGAACCTAATTGAAAACTGGCACGATGTCAGGTTTCCTGACGGCGAACTTGTAGAGTTTCAAGTAACGGGAAAGGTTAAAGAAATATATTCATAGAGCCGCGAGGGGTTAGCTACCCCTCTAGTCGGTGGGCAGATCACCGATGATTGAAGTGTGTCGCAGCACAAAAAAAAGGCCGATGGTAGTAACCCGCAGACCAAGCTGCGTTAAAGATGGGAATAAGGGTTGTAGGGCGCGAAAGCGTGACGTTCGAGTGAAACGGTAGTGCTGTGCACAGTGCCCGTAAGCAAGTCCACCACCGTTGAAGCCCCCCCATCCTTGTACAAAATCCCTTGCCCAGGGTTATAGGGCTTTCTTTCTCTTTACACCAGGGACTTGCTCCCTGGTGTTTTGTTTTAAGGGGCGCAGGAAAGGCGCAAGGCGCAGGAAAGAGCGCCGGAAAGGCGCAAGATTGAGGCTCTAACCTGGCAGCTGCACACCTAAAATAATTGTGTATAGATTGAAATTTTTATTTGCATTGGGGTCTAAATTGGTATAGGCTTTTTATAGGTTAGCAAGGGGCTAACCTTCAATAAAAGAAAGAGAGAGTTTATGAAAAAATCATATATTCAGGAAGCAACCTTAAATGTAAAGGTTGATTTAGATCTAGGTCTAATGGGTCGATTGATCCGGCGTTATGAAAACGATCTAGATAATTTAGGTTGGGTTGAGAAAGAGGATCTCGCAAATCTCAAGATAGCAAAGAGAGATGCAATCTCGGAAGCAGCCCAGACTTTTGAGCGTTTAACCAGAGAAGAAACTTAGGAGGGGAGGGGCGAAAGCCCCTCTAATTTTTTATGAAATCAGCTATCATTTACAACGGGCGAAGCTTATTGGATGGTAAACCGATTGTAGTTATTGCGACTTATTCTAATCGCAACACCAAAACGGGAAAGGTCGTGCAAACTTACATATTGCGCTCGGATATAAACCCTCTTGAAGCAAGTAAAACTGGCGCGGATTATTCTATTTGTGGCGATTGTCCAATGCGCGGGGAAGTAACAACAGATCCTAATCGCAAGATTGCCAAAGGTCGAAAGTGTTACGTCAATCTAGGGCAAGGCGTTTTGATCGTATGGAAAGCATACAAACGCGGGGTTTATCAAACTGGTGATGCCGCGGAAATGGGTCGTGGTCGTTTCGTCCGCATTGGAACCTATGGTGATCCTGCTGCTGTTCCGTCTCACGTTTGGGATAACCTTTTATCCGAGTGCGAAACGTGGACGGCATACACGCACCAAAAACCATGGCGACCCGACATAGCGATGCAATCCGCCGATAGTCACGCGGAAGCAGTTATGCATTGGAAAGCAGGGCGGCGCACGTTCCGAGTTGTCGCGGATCTAGGGCAAGTCGATAAAGCAAACGAAGCTGTTTGCCCTGCATCAAAAGAAATGAACCGACGGGCACAATGCACCGACTGCAAACTTTGCAAGGGTTCGAGCCTTGCGAAATCAATAGCAATCGTAGAGCACTAAAAATGCTTGACATAAAAAATCAAATTTTAGATTTTGTGCGCGACCATTGGGAACACTTTGGCGCATACCCAATGGAAGTAGAAACCGAAAAGGAAGTTCTAACGTGGGATCAATACTGGTCATATATAACCGAGGAGGAACTAGGAATAGAACACTAAATCCTGGGGGAGCCACTGGCTCCTTTTTTTATGACAATCCAAGCTTCGAACCTGCAAGGGCGCAGGATCAAGGCGCAAGGCGCAGGATCAAGGCGCAGGATCAAGGCGCAAGATGCTCCCACAAGGGCGCAAGACTCTTGAACCTCGCACCTTCGGTTTCGAAGATACCTTTTTCCAGTAAATCGACCCCTTTTTCACCCTCAAATAAAAATATGTCGCTTGTAGAGAGGTGCTTGACTAAGTAAAAACTTTTGCCACCTCTTGCCCAATATGCAGTATGCCACGCAATTTGATGAGGAGACATTTTTACTTTGCTGCTTTTCGCTGTCTTGAGTTCAATCCAAAATGCAAACCCATTCCAAACGATATGGACATCAGGAACACCGCCCCCATGTTTGTTTTCTATTCTTGTCGCGAATGCTTTAGTCGGTAGATTTTTCCGAATTGTGCTCCAAAAGTTCGCCTCTGGACCTCTGCTCATCTGGGGTTATATCCTTTGCTGTTCCATCTATGACAAAGGCTTGAGGGTATTGCTCTTGAAGTCGTGCCAGTCTGGCAACAATCTCATCTCTTGATAGTTGATCCATCGTGTTGATGTTCTCTCTTCTATCGATAGTTAAACCTCCCAATGCCGACCGTATTTTCTCAGCGTTTATTGCCGCAGAAAAATGACCTGCATCTTCAGCGCCCACAGAAAGTTTATGTAATCTTTCCAATTGACCCAACGTGGTCACGCCATACCTTCGCTCTCTCTCTTCTCTTAGTTCTTGGATGTATACCAAAACGTGTGGATAATCCCTACCGTTCAGTAATCTTGATGCGTAATCTTTTGCTTGATCTGGAGAAAATCCGGCTTTTCGTGCGCACTCAGCATTTGAATATATGCCCTCCACAATATGCCTAGCAAAAGTTTTCTGTCTGTTTGTCAGTTCTTGTGCCATGTCTGCCTTTCTTTGCCTGATTTGCAAACTATTCCTATATAGGCAGATTTTCCAGAGAAATCAGAAAAACTTTCAATCAAAATGTTAGCTCTGGGCTGTGTTTACACTTTAACTGTAAACAGCAAGTAGTAAGTGTAAACAGAAATATCCCTCAAAGTATCTTATTTATATGACTGTGTTTACAGTATTTACAGTATTTACATCTGATTTAAATGAAAAAAAAAAAAAAAAAAAATTTTTCTGGGAAACCCCCTATAGTGTAAATTTTGCATTTGACACCAGTTGCCAGTCGTGTATTACTTGTAATTATTAACAATTTAATCAAAGAGAGAAGGAACTAAATAATGAACTTAGAAATGAAATCAATCAAGCACTTTGCATCTGGCAGTGAAGAAACATATTGCTACACCGCAGTCGTATATCTGGACGGCAAACCATTTGCTCATGTGAG